AACAATTCTAAAACCGGTTGGCTCAGGAATTTTTTCTAATTCTTTTTTCTTTTTTTCTGCTTGTTTACCATCCCACACATGTTGTGGTACGATTAGTTTTGGTTTAGTCATCTTCTAGCTCCTGTTTCTTTAGCAGGTCCGTGAGTTCCCGTAATTCATTATTTAGCGCTGCAAGTTTACCAGTCAAATATTTATAATCTGCCCAGTCCTTACAGAGTCCACTTAGTATAGACTCTTCAACCGCCTTTTGTCTATCTATTAATTGATTTTTATAGTAACTAAAAAAATTTTCTAATCGCATTATTCTCCTTTTAATTTTTTAAATTTTATTTCTTTTTCAACAATATTTATAGTTGAGGTATTAAGTATATTAAAAGCCAAGGTATATCTAGGGTTTTTGCTTTGATGAGCACTAGTCATGTGAAGCATATTACTAGGCCAAAAATACAGAGTATTTGAGGTATAAAAACTAGACACATTCATATCAGGGAAAATTAACTCTGATGCATTTTCATTGCATTGTATGCAAAAACACCCACTCCATGTATTACCTAAATGAGAATGTAATGCTGTTTCTTGATTCTTTTCGTGTTTCATGGCCCAAGATTCTACGATAGCATTCATAGAAATTTTCTTATGAGGAGTTCTGAGACAAATGCAAGTTTTTAGCAAACTTAAAACAGTGCTGTGGTATTCATCATAAATATGGTCATTGAGCAATTTATGATAACTAGTCATATTTGCTTTTACATTGGTGGTATGATTTAAAGTATCTTTTAGAGTTAACTCCTTAGTTCTTTCTAAAATTTTTTGTAAATACTCTAGTGAGAATACGTTTTTAAAAGTATAAATTGCGTGATAACCTAGATGAGTATTTTGTACAATTTCTGTATCAAATTTTAACCTTGTGAACATTGTTTCATCAACTCTGCCATCGATTTTGCTCTGTTTGGAGTTTGTTTAGCCCAACGCGAATCTAACATTTCATAACTGGCACCTATATAATTCTGTTCTGCTAATGCTTTCCACATATTATTAAATTTTGAAACACCAGTTCTTCCTAATTGAAATACCATTTCTATAAGTATCTCTTCTGCTTTCTCATCTATATTTAAACAATTACGTTCTTGCATCAATTCTCTTGCACCACGGATCGCTTCTTGTAAATCCTTTTCTAATATCTCCATTAAAAATTTTTCTTCATATTCTTTATCGTCTTCCCAAAAATCTTCGACGCAAAGATGACCTACGCCAACTGTTCTTTTTCCGAGTGTATCTAGGTAAACCTTATTACGATACCCCTCGTGCTTCTTTACTGATTCCATTAATCTTTCTAAATTCATTTTGTTTCCTCCTTAAACCATGCGGGTAAACCTAAGAAAGGCCTGCCATCGTATTTGTTAGTGTTATTGAATTTTCCATCCTTTTCATTGTAATGTAGAAAAACTTGAGCACAATTATTACCTGTAAATGGTTCTCTCCAATGCTCAGTCTCGTGACCTTTATATATTAACATGTCACCTGGATTAAGCAAAATCTCCTCACTGTCTAAAAATATTGGCCACATTTCTCCTCCTAAATTCATGGTGCAGGATATTTCGCAAGATGGTCTATCTATGTGTTTTTTTAATTCGTCACCTTTTTTATATATTCTAGCGTAAGAATAGGTTTCAATAAGACTAGTTTGAGTTTCTATTTCCATTAACGGTTTAATTTGCTGTAATAAAGTTTCCATAACTAAATCACTATAATGAGAATAAGTGCCAGGAACTTGTGAGTCGTCCCAACGTCCCCACTCCTTTGCAAACGGTGATATGTATTTAGATTCAAAAAAATATAAAGCTACCTTTCTTTTATTTAAAAAATATAGATAGGTAAAATCAGCTAATTCTCTTGATATCGCTTGTTTAATTAATTTATGTGTTTTCATTTAAATGGCATCCCTGAACTCCAAACTACTAGCGAATAACGCACACCAGAAGTTACTGGTGTAACTCTATGAAATAAAAAAGATGGAAATATAACCATTGATCCCTTTGGTCTTATTTCACTACAAACTTGTATATTAGATGGATTCTCACCTTCACCATCCTTAAAATTAAATTCTAAGTTTCCCCCCTCATACTCAGAACCATCTACTAAAGATATGGTCATAGATAACTTTCTAATTAAACCTTTTTTACTTGGTTCAGGAAATTGATCGGCATGCCAACCATAATGTTGTTTTTTTGATCCATCATACTTTGTAAATTGCGAAGCTTCGCGGTAAACCAAATCGAAATTCCATTCAGCCTCCTTGTTAGCCAAATGTATATAAGGTTCAATCTCTTTAAATATCCAAGGATCATTCAACCAAACAATATTAGATTTTCTAGTTTTATTTAAATCTTGAACATCAACATTAGAATTATAATCTTGACCAATTGTTGCAATTGTTTCTTTTTTTGTAGATGCATATTTTAAAATTTCATCGCAAAATTTGTTTGACAAGGCTGAGGTATAATAATGAAGATAGTTTTTTAAAATCACTTTTTCTTAAACATACCTATCGCACTTGATCCAGCCTTGATGCCAAAGCTGGCAGATATCGCAATATATAATAAATTATGATAATACGACGGTAGGTCTTGCAAAGCGAGAAACCCTTTATGAACATGATCTTGTAAAGGCGTGAAGACTAAAACTGCTGGAAGAAGTAAAACAATTAATGCTACTTCGTCTTTCCACGATCCTTTCATTTGATCGACAGCACTTTGCTCCCATGCAACTTTACCGGCTATCTGGTCTTCTTTAAGTTTCTGGGTTGCTTTGATTGTTGTTAATTTTAATTCTTGTTTTGCTTTCTTTGTTTCTACAAAACCCTTGACGCCATCTGCGACGACGCCAAGTAAAGGTTTAGCTAATAATTGCCACATAAATTTTAAATTGCTCCTATAATGATGATCACTATTATCGCTACAATGGCAGCTTTAATCCAGTCTTTCATGCTCCAATCGGACCACTCTTTTAAGTGTGCCCATAGATCTTGTAAAAGTTTCATAGAAACCTCCTATTAAAGAACATATTTTTATACTTATTTTTAAGTGAAAACAACATTTACATTAACTCTTATATGGGCATTTGTTTGTGAAACACTCCGATGTTTAAGATTTCCGTTAAAAATATAGGCTTGATTCGCTACAGATGGCATTTTTGACCCGTCTTCTAATTCTGTATATCCATTATTAGTATTTAAACAATACAATAGAATTTTATGCTCAGTAGGCATATCAGTGTGAAAACTGTGCTCATCTTGTCTTCCTGTGTTTGTGTATAAATTAACCTTCATTCGGTGAATAAAATTGTAATTTAATCTACCTAAAATAGGACCACCAATGTCGTGATAAAATTTTGAAACGTAATTAGATTCTTTATTTAATAATATATGACAAAAGAAAAAGAACCCATCTCCTAAATGTGTAACACCTGGTTGATAGTTGTAAGATAGAGGTTCTGGATGTCCGGATAAAAATTCCTCACAAGTTTTTTTGTGAAGCAGTGCGTGAAGTTCTGGATGTAAAAAATCCGGTATTATTTCAACCAATTATTTTACGCCAGTAAATTTTACTTTTTTAATTTGAGCATTACTCGTTTGTCCTTTTGGCCCTGCTCCTTTGTTTTGTTTCACAACAAAAGGAGAAAAAGTTACCGCAGCATCTGATGCTACAATAGAATTTGGAAAAGGATTTTTTTGAGGAACCTCAGTCATTTTTGCATTTTTAAATTTCATTATCTTGCCTTTCCGTAACCACGTTTAGCTAATTTACCTGATTTCTTTTTTCTAACAGATTTTTTCTTTCTCAATGCTCCACCTTTTTTTAGACCTTTTGCTTTTAATTTAGCAGTAGCCTCAGCGAGACCACCCATTTTAAAAACTCCTCTGCCTTTTAAAATATCAGCTTGAGTAACTTTACCATCACCTGTTAAATCTGGAAATTTTTTAGCCATGCCTAATGTATAGTCGGTTTTACAAGATTTATCAAGTCTCTTAGATTAACATCCATCATGTGATTTACATCTTTTTCTGTTAAATTTTCGTAATACAAAGTTTTTGCTACTGCCATCATAGCTCCAGCCATTAATAATTGATCTGTTTCTGATTTTGTTGACTGATCAACAATTGACATCAAGCCAGTAAAGTATTCTTGTATTCTTGCTTCTGCAGTTTCCATAATTCATAGTTAAGATCTTTCACCTAACTTTGCAAGTGATATTCCCTCTCTAATTGTTGCATGTTTATCTGCATTATCTATCTTTTCTTGGTTCTGTTGTGCCGCAATTGCAGCTTTTTGTTCTTCAAGAGCTTGTTTCTCTCCATCTTTTTGTGCGCGAAGCTCTAATTCTTCTGCACGTAGACCTAATTCTTCTTTTTTAAGCGTAACTAGTGGGTCTTTTGTCATTCCCTCTAGGTATTCTTGCTCTTCAGCCACCATTTCTTCTGTTAATTCACGAATTCTTTGTGCAATTTCTCTTTCATTCTGCGTTTGGAACTGTTGAAGTAGTTGTGGAGGTAGTTGACCACCAAATTGTGCAGCTTGTTGCTGGAATATTGGTGCGTTTTTAGCTTCAATCTCCTGTCTAGCAACAAAACTTATGTGTTGGGAGATGTGTGATTGCAATAATGCCATAATATTTGGTGTATTTTTTACTAAATACGACGACATAAAGGCACGATGAGCCTCAATGTGAGC